GCCCTGTGGTATGCGTACATCATCACAATCTGTACATAGATTGAGTTTATGATGGTGGTCATGGGATTGCCAGATGGCAGTGAATGATCCCACTCGAAGATTGTGTCCCCAACAATATGGCGACTGTTGTAGATTTCCTCAAAGAGGGTCCGCAACGCCATTTCGTCTTCCGGTCCGTAGTTGTAGTACTCTAGAATCAGAGATAAAACACACTGGAAGATGCGGGGGATCTGACTTGAGTCGTAGCCCTTAAAGTCTCCAGCAAAGACATGTTTTCCATGTCGTGTCATCTTCATTGCGAGTACGTTCCAGTCTGCGGAATATGGATTGACGCCAACGCAAATGCCATTTTCGATGCGTGTTTCCATGATACGCGCTGTGAAATCGAGCGTGTACATCCGAAAGGCGATTGCGTAATCGACTGGGCAAGCAAAAACTGCCCTTGCGCCTTTTCCTGGCTTTCGCCGCTCGTCCTTCAAGAAGACTTGGCAGACGTTGAGCTCACGAATTCCCTTCTGTGCACGTTCAATCTTGATCTGGACGCGTTCCTTCATCTCGATCGCCAAGGGCGTATCGAATTGGAAATCGCCGTCACGACCGAACATGTCGTACTTGCACGGGCCCCAACGCTTCTCTTGCGAGAATGGGTAACCCGCGGATGTTCCTCTAGGGATCGCATTCACGTATTCCCTTCCTAGGATACCCTCCACCGCTTGTTCAAACGTCAGTTTGATGGGTGTATGGTTCCGTTTCAGGATTGGGATGAAATGAGATTTGATCATTTGTTCGATTTGAATGATCTCCCGTCCGAAATGAACAACCTTCGTGTTCGAGAAAGGTTCGAGTGCTTTCTGCATTGGGCAAACGTATTCGCCATTTTCCTTGTAGGGACTCAACCGCATGATTTCGGTTGTGGGTGGTCCCCAAGCACCATGGAGCTTCGATTTTGTAATCTTGCTCTTGTTGTACTTGTTCACGAAGCGGTCAGCCTTCACTAATACTCTGAATGACCCGCCAATTTCATCGGCGTTACACTCGAAAAGTGATTGGACCACCTGGCCTTCAAAACAAGCAAGCATGCATTGGACTCCCTCTAGAGTCAATATTGATGCAAAGCCTTCGTTTTGTGCGTTGCCAGCACAATGGATGCCAACGAGCTTCTTTGTGCTCGTTGGGTCCTCAACCATCAGGATGGAGCCACAGTCACCTTCTTTGGTGAGCATGTTGTACTCGAATACTTCCTCTATTTCATAGCTGTGATTCGAAGGTCGGTCCCCAACGCTGATCGAAGGAACGCGTTGTGCAAGTGATGTTTGCACTTCCATAAATGATCCCGTTCTCAGTGTGTATAACACAGCGGAGATCTTGGAATTTCGTGCAATGTATGCATCATCGACAAAGAGTTTTGTGATATCGCAAGCGATTGGATATTGGATTGGTAGCTTGAAAGCCACCAAATCAGTGTTTCCAAGGCGCTTGCCTTCCATCATATCTCTGTACGTCAGCTGATTCATGCGAGTGCACCCAGCTTTCAATGTGAACAAAGGCGAATCAGGAGTGATTCTACCAGGATTGTTCTTGACCAGTGTTTCAAAAGCGAGAATGTAGTGATAGTTAATCACTGCCACCCTGCCTTTCAACACCAGAAACGATCCTGAAAATGTCGTGTGGGGGATGTCTTTTTCCTCAAAAGGATATTGAGAGAATCGATACATGTTGTTCTTGATGATTCGGTATGCCATATCATGTGACTGTGTATCGACCATACCCTCCAAGGGTACGACCTCCTTCTTCTTGCTCTTCTTGGGAGCAACGTTGAGAGATTGCATCTTTCTGTTTGTCCGGTACGGATTACCGGAGCCGACTCTGACCGTCTTGACTTCGGCAGATTCCGTGCTGGCTGTTCTGGGATGAACAATGCTGTTCAGTGAGAATATGCTCGTCACGGCACCAATCAAGATGGCGAAGACGACTCCAGTCACGGTCCCTGTAAGGACTCCATTCTTCTTGAATGCTTCGATGTATTTCTCTTTCAAGTACGCTCCAAACGCCTTGATGCCTTCGTAGGCGGCGCGTGCGCTGTCAACGACCACGTCAACAACTTTGGTATACCAGCCACGTGCTGTGGCGGATATGTATTGTTCCGTTTTCATAAGGTCTTTGACAAAGTTCCAGGTCAGACCATTGGGATCAAGATTGAGCATATCGTAACAAAATCTGCAAAAATGCTCGTAATGTCCGCCCAATAATTTCTTCCACTTTGGTTCAGGTTTGACCTCTTCCAAGAAAGTTGCCAGCTTCTCTAAGCTGCCAACTTGCACATTGTGCTTCGCGCACAGTGCCTGCAAGCTTTGGACACTTGCCATGTCTGGTTCGATTCGCGCAACAGGTGGCATGAATGTTTCAACATCAAAGTGACTTTGAGTCACATTGGTCTTGAAGCGTCGTGCGATTTGCTCCTCCTTAAACTTCTTTAAGTCGCGGAGGTAGTTGTCGCCTTTTGCTCGCTGTTCCGAAAA